CCAGTTAATCTTTTGGACTATGGCGTTTTCTGGTTGGTGCTGAATAAACCGTTGGTAGGTAGCATCGCTTTCCAGTTCCGGGTTAAAAGAAACCCATATTTCGCTGCCTTCTTTACGAATGGTAGGAATAAGCACGTCCCAGCTACGGGCAGATACTGTTTGTGCTTCTTCCACCCAGCATACGTCAATACCTTCAAAACTTTTTACGTTGGCCACATTGTTCTTCAGGCCTACAAAGTTAAATTCGCTGCCGTTTCTGCCCCGTATGGTGCGGTCTGTTATTTCGTAGAAGTCGGTTAGGCCTAAACTTACTATTTGGTCGCTAAGTAACTTGTGTACAGAATCCCGTATGGAAGTTTGGAATTCACGGGCGCATAGTATGCGTAATGGGTTCTTTGTGGCTAGTATTAACAAAGCACGGGCTATACCCCAAGACTTTGCGCCCCCGCGCCCACCCCAAAGCACTTTGTACCGACTTTTCTTAAATAAGCATTGCAGCTTAACGGGGAATTCAACTTCCGCTAGGTTGGCCATCTTTAAATACTATTTGGAAGCCTTCAATTGCTGAACCGTCAGGGTTGGCCAGTTTTGTAGTATTTGTTTCGCCCCAACCCATCTGGGCTTTTGTCCACCAGATCATAGCAGTCGTATCGCCCTTTTCAGCTTTATTAAACAAAGTCTGTGCAATTCTGGCTGATGCTTGCGCTTTACCTAAAGCCAATTCTGGCGCGTAATATTTGCGTAAAGTCTTATCGCTAATGCCAATCAGCGCCCCGATCTGCTCGTGCGGAAGACCTAGACCAGCAGCTCTTTTTGCCGTTTTTCTTAGTTCGTCATTTGGTTCGTGTTCAAGCATATTTTTATTGGGGGGAAATGTTTAGGACTATTTTATTACGTTTTAAATTCAAATGTTGCAGTAAGTCTTTCGTCTGATGTTGTGCCTTTTAATACACCTTTTGGGGACGGATGCGTTACTCTGCTAGGTTTCCGTGTCATTATCCAATTTTTTGATGTTTGCAAGCCATGAATAAAAGCAGGGGAACTTGTCACCAAAGTTATTCGCATTTTCTGTTTTTTGTACTTTTTAGCTATTTCAGTCATAAATCGTGATCCGATACCAATTCCTTGATAATCTGGCTTAACAACGATTCGATGTATGCGTTTCATGTTTTTAACAGATGGGTGAGGAAAATGCAATACTGAACACCAAGCAACGGGCTGATTTTCAATTTCGCAAATGTATTTGTGCGCTGCATTGTTGTGTTCATGACTCAAATAGTGAAAGTCCATGAATTGTGACCATTCTGACTGTTTGGCTTCCCTGATCTTACATTCAATGGGTGGTCGACAAAGTGACCTCCGAGAAAACTGCATCGTATTACAGTCAAAAACCCAATCAGGTTCTAACCATTGTTCAATGTCATAGTGGCAGGAAAGCGCTATAAACTGCTTATTTTGCTTCCTAATGAACTTTTGTATGGCAGCTGACCCTATACAAGCAACTTGTCTGTCAACGACTGAAGTGAATTCGTCATAAATGAATGGCTCTTTGCAGTTTAAGATCAATCTGGCCAATTCAGCTCTCATTTTTTGCCCATTTGACAGCACAGAAAATGGCTTTAGCCAGTCAGGGGGGGATGCAAAACCCACTTTTGACAGTATTTCTGTAATGTCTTTTGCTGAATGATCGCCAAAATCGTCAATGATTGACTGCCCAACCCATTCAAAACCCTCAAAAAACTCATAATTCTTAAATATTTGCTTGGCAATCGTAGTTTTACCAGTTCCTGATGCCCCGACAATTAAGCCTATATTCCATTTTGTATCTTCAATAGGAATATTTACATCAAAAGTTTTAGTAACAACATCCATTTCACAGTCAAACATTGATTTGACTTTGTTTGCTTTGAATGAATCTGATGTTTTGGATTCAATTACAAACTTTGCACACGGCATTTGTACCCTTCAGTATTCAGTCTATTAAATATCTTTTCTTGTTCAGATTCGTCTTCACATTCAACAATAATATTAAATACTTCGTTGTAATTTTGAGCTTTTATATCGTCTTCTTCGTCCATTTCGTCAAACATTTTACCAAGCTCAATTTCGTCAAACCCTAGCAAAGTAATATCAAAATCATCATCAGATAACGCTTGAATTTCAATTTTTAATAATTCTTGTTCCCAATCAGCATTTAATGCCAATTTATTGTCTGCAATGATTAATGCTTTTTTTTGTGTAGGCGTTAAATGATTGAGTTCAATAACGGGTACTTCTGACATTTCTAGCTTACGCGCTGCCAATAACCGGCCGTGCCCAGCAATAATACCTTTTTCGCCATCCACCAGTATTGGGTTCGTCCACCCAAATTCTTTTATGCTTGCAGCTATTTGGGCTACTTGCGCATCGGAATGTGTGCGTGAATTGTTGGCGTAAGGTATTAAGTCTTCAACTTTGTACTGTTGGACTTGCATCTGTTGGTTCGGCTTGTGCTGGTAATTGTTCGTTAGCCTGTTTTGTTAACTTTTGGATTAACAATTGCATATCACGCACTTTATGTTCTAGCGCGGTGATGATTAAGTTTACGTCTTGAACTTCGTGTTTGAAATTAAACATTATTTACCTTTCTTTTGTTTCTTGGCTGCTTCACGCTTTTCGCTGTATGCTATGGCCACGGCCTGTTTAACGGGTTTACCGGCTTTTACTTCGGTTTCAATGTTCTTTTTAAACGCTTCTTTTTTGATTGATTTAATTAACGGCATCTTCTGACTCCTCTATAAAACAAATGTCTTGCCATGATAATACTAATAACTTATCGTCACCATCTTTAAAGTTGTGGTATTTTAGATACTCGTCTTTGTAGTCTTTAGCCAACGTGCCGAAATATACCTTATCGCCTACTTTTAAACCTTCCTCGGCTGCTTCATCCCCCACGGCCACTACATACCCAACCGTGTCCACTTCGGCCGTTTGAACGTACAACGCGCTTTGTATGCGCGGTATTGGCTTAACAATTAGTTTGTCTTTTATGGGCTTCATATGCGGGTTACCTTTCTGGGGCGGCCACCCTTGTTTTTCTGTTTTTCTAGGGTTACAACTGGTATTTTTGCAAATTCTTCCTCTAATTCGGCATTTGCAACCAAGTTTTCTATTGTGTCTGGCAAGTCGTAATGGGCTAGGGCGTGTTCACCGCACCATTCGCTACCATGCCTATTCTGGTACACCGGGTACCTACGGCAACTTCCTATGTTTAACGTTGGGTTTTGTATAAAAAACCGGCAACTACTACAATCGCTCTTAGTCATTTCAAGTCCTTATTACTTGGTTTGATTAGAAGCGCCCCTTAGACCGTTATCTTTGGGGCGTTTCGCTTTTTACATATCTTGAACGTGGGGCATACGCTCGTGGCTGTAACAGTCGTGTTCCTTAGAACCTGTGTTGAATTCACCAGTACGGCCGTCATTCTTACCCATGTGGCTCATTTCACGGCTTCCGATGCCGTCCATTTTGCCCATGCCAACGCCACCAACTAGCTTTGCCTTGCGCTCACCAGACATATCGCTAGATGTAGCGCCCATTGGTGCTTTAGCGCCAGTTACGCTAGGCACGCCTTTAAGGCTGTTTGGGCCTTTTTCGCTACCCATTTTTTCGCCTGTACGGTCACTAGACTTTGCGCCTTTTGGTAATTTCTCACCGCTTTCTGCTCTTGTTGAATACATGATAATCCTTAAAAATGTGTTTTCTTGCAAGAAAAACTACCGAAGTAGTCGTGCCATTTTATCTGATTATTCTTTATTTTCAACAAATATTTTATAGGCTATTACCACCCAAATGGCCAAAAGCGTAACTATTCCCCCAAGGCAAAGTATGCTAATTAATAAGGCTAGTTCAAGCATTTAGGCGTTCCAATAACTTATCGGCCATAGAAACGGCTATGTCTACCAGTTCTTCAGGTTCCCAGTTTTCGTCAGGAACTAACGCTGCCAACAACCCTTGCAAGGCCATAGCGGCTATCATTGTGCGCATCTCATCCATTTTTAGTCAGTAAATTTACCGCCTTTAGTTTCTTACTGTTGCCGTCAAATATAAAATCAACGTTGTGATCACCGTAAATTGAAAACTTTAGGTAACCGCTAGAAGTTTGCTCAAATATTACGTTTGCAGATACGGCAAAGTCTTGGCTTTCTTGCCTAACCCGGTAAATACTGTTGGCATCCCACGTTGGTTTATCGCAAGCCACCCATTCGGTATATATCTTTTGTTCAATTAGAGCGCCATCTGCCCATTTTTTAATCAATTCTGCGTGTTTGTGTTTCATGTGTTTTTTTCCTTTAATGCCTGTTCAACCGCTTTTATGACGTCAATCAATGGCCTTTGAGCACTTAACTGCCATTCAGCTATTGCTGCAATTTGGTCAACTGTCAACCCTACCCATTCTTTATTCTTAGCGTTTGCTTTTGCATATGCTTCGCCAAACTTATAACCACTATGGTAACCAAGACGATATATTCCGTTTTCTGTTAAAGGCTCATCCTGCTCTTGCTTTACTTCTTTAGTCATGTGTTTTCCTTAAAACATTGCTGACCGTTTGGGCATACATTGAACATCAATAATAATGTCCGTCATAAACCCGCTGACTATGCGTTTGCTCATTACCGGCACGGCACGCATACCGCCTTGTTCGCACTCAATAGATGCCTGTATAACTTCGTTACGGCTCATCTGCTGGACTTGTGGGTCTACCCGCACCGGAACTACCGGCGGTGTAGTGTAGGTTTGCTGTGGTGGTGTTTCTAGCCTTGGCGCCTGTGTGGCACACCCAGCTAACAATAAAGGTATTAGGTACTTCATACTGCCCTCACTACGCGTTGGTTTCTGCCTGAAAAACCCCGGCGCTTTTCGCCCGTGTCCACAATTAAGCCTTTTCTTAGCAAAGTGTTAAACCGGGGGGTTATTGAACTAACCCTGATGTGGGGTAGCGCGTTTTCTATGTCTTGGGATATACACCCTTCTGGGAAGGCTTTAATAGCATCTAAAACCACTTGTTCTAGCTTGCTTACGTCTACCGTACCGGCAGCTTCTTTAGACGTTTCTGGGTCTGTTTTACGGGCAAATGCCATTAGGCTGTCAGGGAAGTAACTTTTAATGGTTTGGTGTATGTCAAAATTTCTCATTATGTTTCCTTAATTTATCTTAATGTGTCAGGTTGGGCGGTTCGCATAAAGCAGCGTTTCTACACTTGTACAAATTCCCTACGGCGCTAACCCGTATTACCGCCCAAATTTTAAAACCCAATATCGTCATCCTTAAATATTTCTTTTGGTCTTGGTTCGTTGATGTAACACCAACCATCCCAACCGCCTTCTTTTAGCGGTATGTTGTCAATTTTCAACATCGGGCCGTTCTTGGTTTCAATAATAGACCCTACACGCTGGTAACGGTTCTTGGCTTCACCGGCTGCGTTTGTGTACTTACCCACAATACAACTTATTTCACTTATAACTTTAGACATTTAATTTCCTTAACTGATTTACATTGGCTTCAACATCCATTAAGAACTGGATTACTTCCTTTTCTAGCATAGCAACGTAGGGCGGGTCATATTCCACGCGCTTAATGAATAGTTGTAGGTTTTCAGGCATACGCGGGTCAAAGCTAACAAAGTCGCACCATTGGCGCCCAGCGCAAGCCATTTGCCATTGCATTTGCGTAATGTACTTTGTTGGCACCTGTTGGCTAAGTAAGGTTTCGATGTGCGTGGCCGTGTTAGGGCATTTTATTTCTAGCATACCAAATAAACCCACCAAACCGTCCGGGCTTGCACCTGAATTTTCTATGCTTGGGTGGTCAACAAAGCCTACTTGGTCAACCATTTCACCGGTTTTAACTTCGTATGCTGCGCGTGCCAATGGTTCTGTTTCTGTTCCCCATTGCATTGCAGCATTAGTAAATGATTCTGCAACTTTGCCAGTTAAACGTTCGCAAACCAATTGCGCTGCGTAGTTTGCCCGGCTAGTGGAATAACCTGTTTTGGTTTTGGCAATAATATCCGCTATGCGTGAACCTGTTGCCTTACCCAAACGTGCTGCAAACCATTCTGGCGTGCCTTGTTCTATTTCGCTCATGACTTTTCCTTATATTTTCTGTTAACACGGTCTGCTTCAATAAGCATTTCAATTACATCGGTTATGGGTATTTCTAAAAAATCGGTTACGCTAGACAATGTATCTACCAATGATAAAACGCTGTTTTTAAAACTTACCCCTACAAACACATCCATAATTTCGTCATGTAGTTGTTCTAGTGTTTTTTCTTTAGGTTTCTTAGCCATTATTTATTTCCCTTGCTTTCATCATTTCATCTGCATATATGTAAGCACGAGCACAGACTTTTTCTGGCTCACCCCACCCTATACATTCAGGTAAAGCAATACCTGCAAACCAGTCTCTTAAATCCATGCCTGTATTAGTGCAGATAGCAATGTCACCATCTATTGTTTTTTCATATATATGTGGAAATGCTTTCATTATTTAGTCTCCAATTTTTTCTTCATTTTGTCTTTAACAGCAATTATTTTTAACTGCCATTCTTTGTCACCGTTACTGGCTGAAATAGCTTTTACAAAGTTTTTTTGTAACGCTTCTAAGTCTGCTGAATCTGCTATTGCTGCCAACCAGTCTGCCATTTCTGATTCGTTAACGTCAGACTTTTCCTTTTTACGGCTTGCTGCGTTACCGTCATCATCTTCTGGGGCAATACCGCAAGCAGTCATTAGGGAATATCTACGGGCGTATGTCAACGCTGAACCGTAACCTTGTGGGTCTTGGCGTGATGCCGGAACGTGCAAAATGCCGTTGGCCATACTTTCACCGCTTTCGTGAACAAATATAGTTTCAATAGCAACGCCACCTTCGCTTGGATGCATTTTCTGCATTAAAGCTATGCCGTTGGCGTTTAACGCATCTATAACCGCTTCTACGCAAGCAGACAAGTCTGCGTAACGGCTTTTAAAGTGTGGGTTGGTTGCGGTTTTAAGCGCTGGGCCAAACTGTTGTTGTGCTTTAACAAATGCTGTGCTGACTAATTTCATATAACCCCCAATAAAATAGAACCAAATACAAGTACGCTAATAATGATGCAAGCCACAATTACTAGCTTGTCTTCTTTATCAAATGGGCGATCAAAATTAGCTTCTGGCGCTTCAGGGAAGGCTTCGGCTAAAGTACGGGGGAATTTTTTGGTGGTCGGGTTTATGTTGCCCTTGGTGAATTTAATTGTCATGGTATTTCCTTAATTAATAAAAAATACCAACTTTAGCCATTTCTTCGTTAGAAATACCAGCTTCTGCCATTCTTAAACCCACTACTTGGGCAAATACTGAACACATTTCGGCCCAAAATTCTTCTGAATTATCATTAATATGGCCACAATTTTCAGCATCAACGCACATATCTGTAAATTTAATTCCGTATACAGAATTAACTTTTTCTGTCATTTCTTTATATTTTCTGTAATTTAACATTTTGTTTCCTTAAAAGACCCTTATGCGTTGCGCTAGGGCATAGGTAGTAATGTAAGCCATTTCTTACTGATTTACAACAAAACCTAAAAATATTTTTAAAAGTGTGGCTTTTTTGTAAGTTTTGTCTTACCATTACAACATGGAAAAAGAAAAATTAATCAAATTAGCTGGTTCGGCAAGCAAATTGGCCAAGTTATTAGGTGTGAAACGCCAAAGCGTACACAAATGGGTAACTGTGCCTAAAGGCCGTATTTGGCAATTGATGGTTTTGAAGCCTGAATGGTTTAATGAATTACAGTAGAATAAATTTGAACAAGGCTAGGTTTGAAGTCATGAGCAAACCGAAAAGCGCACCTACCCGCTTGCCTTTGTTTCTTTTCTTGGTAGGGTTTTAAGGTACGGTATGCACTATTATCAATTTCACA